CAGATCACTATGCAGCACCATTTGTGCAGCAACACGATATCGATGCCACGCGCATGTTTCACCGCGCGTGTAAAGACGATACCGTTCAATTCAGTCATTTTCCAGAGGACTTCGATCTGTACCAACTCGGAGAATTTGACGATACCATCGGTAAATTAATAGCATCACCCGCACCACGATTTATCGTGAGTGCAACATCATTCACAAAACTTCAGAACAAAGAGAAAGAAGGACCAAATGGGAATGTTCAGAAATAATTACGAGAAACTCGTATGTAAAGATGCGAGCAGAACGCAGCAGCATTTCCGCGAGCAAACCAACATAAATAGCATTATTGCTAAATACAAACGTACAGGGTTTTTACCCGTTGTGCAAAACGGACAACCCATGTACGGAGATTTCTCCAGCGGAAAATCATACCATGAAATGGTAAATCAGGTTCAAACCGCTCAAGAAGCGTTTAACCAACTACCGGGAGAGTTCAAAAAGCAGTTTGAACAGAACCCCGGCGCAATGATAGACTTCGTCTTGAATGCAGACAACCATCAGATTGCCCTTGAGATGGGGCTAATAGCCCCTACAATCGATGATAAGCCAGGAGAGGGTGTAAACCCCGACAACGTGCCTCCGGTCAACTCCGGGGCCTCAGAAGCGCCTTCAGGAGCAGAGAGAGTAGACGATACAAAAAACAACCCAAATCCTAACCCAAAAACACAAAAAAAGAGTCGTTAAAAGAAAGCAAGCAAAAAAAGTGCTTGCAAAGTCACGTGGAACAGTGTAATTACTTGATGTAACTGTTCCACGTGACACCAAGTCACGTAAAAAAGGGCGTTAGCGCTAGCGAAAACGCCAAAAAAAGGAAAAAAAAATCATGAAATCGGTAATGAGTCATCAATTTTCACAAATTCCAAGTGTTGGAATTCCGAGATCAGTTTTTAATCGTTCACATGGATACAAAACTACGTTCGATGGCGGGTATCTGGTACCCTTTTATGTCGATGAAGCCTTACCCGGTGACACATTCCGGGGAGAAACCACGATGTTCGCTCGGCTTGCGACACCAAAATACCCGATTATGGACAATCTCTGGATGGACACCTTCTATTTTGCCGTACCCATAAGATTAGTTTGGGACAATTGGCAAAAATTCTGTGGAGAACAGACAGACCCCGACGATAGCACGGATTTTACCGTGCCGATAATGACATCACCAGCGGTAACAGGATTTACAGCTGGTAGTATACACGATTACTTCGGATTGCCTACAGAAATACCAGCATTGGAAGTCAATAGCCTTTGGCACAGGGCATATAATCTCATTTACAACGAATGGTTCCGGGATCAAAATTTAATTGACAGTGCAGTAGTAGATAAAGACAATGGCCCGGATACAGTAACGGATTATGTACTCCGTAAACGCGGCAAAAGACACGACTACTTTACAAGTTGTCTACCTTGGCCGCAAAAAGGCGATGCAGTTGAATTACCACTCGGAATAAGTGCGGATGTATGGGGAAATGGAAAATCACTCGGATTATACGATGCAACGACAACCATGGGCCCATATACATACAATACCGCAAACGGACATGGGATGTATGCGTCAACTACATCATATAACGTAAACGTTGGATCAACAGGAGCCGCATCAGGAGCGATTAGCGATTACAAAGCACTTGGAGTAGTGCAGAAAGCCGTAGGCGCTCAATCAGGATTGGTTGCAGACTTGTCAACCGCTACAGCAGCAACCATCAACGAACTACGAGAAGCATTTCAAATTCAGAGACTTCTCGAACGAGACGCCAGGGGCGGAACACGCTATACAGAAATAATTAGATCACACTTTTCCGTAATATCACCGGATGCTCGGTTACAACGACCAGAGTATCTTGGTGGCGGTACCACCCGTATAAACATTAACCCGATTGCAAAAACGTCAACGACAGACGCAACTTCCCCACAGGGAAATCTTGCAGCATACGGTACAGCAGCCGGTAGGTCATTCTTCTCGAAGTCTTTTACAGAACACACATTGCTTATAGGTCTTGTTAACGTAAGAGCCGATCTTACATATCAACAAGGCTTAAACCGCATGTTCTCACGACAAACTCGTTATGATTTCTATTGGCCCTCTCTCGCCTATCTCGGTGAGCAAGAGGTACTCAATAAAGAAATCTACGCTCAAGGAACAGCAGACGACGATCTGGTGTTTGGTTATCAAGAGCGTTGGGCAGAATACCGTTACTATCCATCACAAATAACAGGGTTATTCCGAAGCAACTACGCAACTACTCTGGATGCATGGCATCTTAGCCAGTCATTCGGAGCATTGCCGACACTTAATCAAACATTTATAGAAGATTCAGCAGATTCGACAATCGATAGAGTGATTGCAGTGAATACAGAGCCACAAATCCTCTTCGATAGCTATATGGATCTCAAATGCGCTCGACCGATGCCAGTTTACAGCGTTCCGGGCCTCATTGACCATTTCTAAGGGGATTTCGGCCCGAACGTCTAATAATTCGGTCGGTATAGGGGGGGCTTGGCAAGCCCCTCAGTTTACAAAAGAATCAGTAATGTAAAGTAATAGCAAGTGTCAATTAACAAAAGGGAATCAAATGTCAATTACCATAAGTAAATTGACAAAGTTAATTTACAAAGTAGATTTACAAACAAGATTGACAAGTAGTATTGCTATATGTCAATTAACAAATGGTAATAACATTTGTCAACTATTAATTATATATAACTTTTGTCAATTTACAAACAGGATTGACAAGTAGAAATTGACAGGTAAATATGGACGCATTCGGCCTGGGTGGCTTATTTCAAGGGCTTGGATCTGTTGCTTCATCAGCAATCGGTGCCTCTTCTGTCAATAGACAAATGAAATTCCAAGAGCGTATGTCAAGTACCGCTCATCAAAGGGAAGTCGCCGATCTTAGAGCAGCTGGTCTTAATCCTATACTTTCAGCCGGTGGTACCGGTGCCTCAACACCGCAAGGGGCGTCTTTTACGCCTGAAAACCCATTACAAGGGCTTGCAGCCTCTGTTGTAGCTGCAAAATTAGCCAAATCGCAGATGGCCAGTATAGAAGAGCAAATAAAAACACAAAGATCACAGCAAAAGTTAAATTCAGCGATCAGTAAAAGAGAGTTATCTCAGGAAAGCATCAATAAAGCGTCAGTACCATTAATTGGCGCTCAAATATTAAGAGAGCAAAGTCAAGCTGCTTACAACAGTGCTACTGCCGTAAACGAATCACTTAGAAAGGGCGAATTTGAATCGCTTAAACGATTCTACGAAACTCCGATACTCGGAGAACACTTTAAAGGGATGGATGCAATATTGAAATTCATGTTGAATTTCGTTCCTCCAAGAAAACCACAGTAACCGAAGGGAAACCACATGAAACGGTACAAAATGTCAGCTCGTAAAAGTAAACGTAACTTCAGGAGAGGTGCAAAACAGGTACGCATTAACAATGTAATGCCTATGCGGGGTGGCTTCCGCATCTGAGGTAAAAATTATGCCATGTTATCACCCAATAACCGCTTACAGAAGTAAATACGGACGGAGCGAAACAGGTGCATGGCCGTTAGTATTCAATCCCAAGGATGGGTATCTAGATCACATGATAAAAATACCATGCGGTCAATGCATTGGCTGCAAACTCGAACGCTCCCGTCAGTGGGCGATCCGCTGTGTACATGAAACGCAGATGCACACCGAAAACTGTTTCGCAACCTTTACAAAAAATGATGCACACGTCAAGTCCTCGCTTGATAAAACAGATTTCCAAAAATTCATGAAAAGACTAAGAAAGGAGATATATCCTAAGAAAATCTCGTATTTTCATTGTGGAGAATACGGAGAAAATTTCGAACGTGAACACCATCACGCTATATTATTTGGTCTAGATTTCGAAGATAAAGAATTGATATATGATAGTGATGGAATAAAAACATACACTTCCCCGCAGTTGGAAAAACTGTGGGGACAGGGTTTCGTAACGATAGGGGATGCAAATTGGGATACAGCTGCATATGTAGCCCGATATTGCACTAAAAAAATAACGGGCGATAAGGCTGCCGACTATTACAAAGGGCGTCAGCCTGAGTATGTTACCATGTCACTAAAGCCAGCAATAGGAAAGGGATGGTATGAACGTTACAAATCAGACCTTTACAATCACGACATGTGTGTAGTAAACGATGGTAACATATGTAAACCCGCGAAATATTACGATAAACTCTATGATGTAGATAATAAACTACATTTAGAGGTAATAAAAGCGAAGCGGCGCCGTGCCGCTTCCACGAACCCCGAAGGCGAAGCCGGCCGTCTTATAGAAAAGGAGAAATGTACTAAACTTAAATTTAAAAAACTCAGGAGAGGTTTTGAGAGTCAAGCTGTAAACGGCATAAATAATGATGATAAATATTTAGCAACAAAAAATATGCCGGATTTACAGCCAGACATAACGAAGAAAAACCCTCAAGACGCACGGATCGAATCCGCTGAAGCGCAGCGTAAGCGTTCGACCGCGCGTACACGTAGTGCAAATATACTCAATAAAAACTCAAAAGCAGAACTCAAACATCAGTTTGATATGCTTTGGAAAGAGCTAGATGAGCGTTACAGCAATAAATCCAACGGGATAGATGCAGTAACATCTCATATAATCAAAAGTGACAGAATCTCATCGTTGAGAGCTGTTCACAAAACATAACGGGATGAATCCACACAGATTCGTACCGAAAACACATTTCGACAAGGCCACGGGCTTCGCCCGGGGGTCACAGAAGTCGCGGCACGGGGCCGCGAGCAAAAAAACAACTTAACTACCTGACAAAAGGAAGGAAAAAAAAGTAATATTATGATTTTCCGCATATATGCTATCCGAGACAATAAAACAGATCACTATGCAGCACCATTTGTGCAGCAACACGATATCGATGCCACGCGCATGTTTCACCGCGCGTGTAAAGACGATACCGTTCAATTCAGTCATTTTCCAGAGGACTTCGATCTGTA